TATGCAAGCAATTTCTAATGCAATAAAAAATGATGAATGGATTACAGATGCTGAAGTTCCTGACCCAGAAATTTTACCTGAAATACCAGGTTATAATGTTTTGGTACGGCCTGTATCTGTTAAATCTGAAACTAAAGGTGGAATCATACTACCTGACTCTATCAAATCGGATATGGCCTACCTTACTACAGTGGGCAGGGTCTTACGAGTGGGTAATCTTGCTTATGCTGATAATAAATTTAAAGGTCGTCCTTGGTGTAAAGAAGGTGACTATATTTGTTATGGAAAGCATAGTGGTACTAAGTTCTTTTATAAAGGCACTCAGCTATTGCTTATTTTCGATGACGATGTTAAAATGGTAGTCGAGGATTCAAAAGATTTAGACCCTACCTATAATTTATCTAAGTAAGCACTATTGCAAAATAATAATTTATAATATATAATATATACATATGAACAGCGTAATTCGTCTTTTTCGCTGTGGACGTTAAAAGGAGTAAAACTATGTCACAGACTGAATGGTCTACGATTGAGCCTACAAAGGCTGACGAACAAGAAAAAATACAATATGAAATAGAAGGAGAAGAGCCAGAGCAACAGGTAGAAGCTGTAGCTCCTGAAAAAAAAGAAGAAGCTCCTTTACAAGAAGAACAACCTCAAACTTCTGTTGAAGAAACTACTGAATTACAAGAACCAAAAGAACTTGATGGTATAGAGACTTCAGGCGCACAGAAAAGAATTAGGCAACTTGTAAAACAAAAAAAAGAACGAGAAGAAGAAGTAGAACAATTAGTTGCCGCTAATAAAGAAATGCAGTTAAAGCTGCAGTCTCAAGAAGATAATTATAAAAAAGCATTATTAGAAAATGCAACATCTTCTGAAGGTCAAGTTAAAGAGAGACTTGAATTAGCTAGAGATGCTTACAAACGTGCTGTAGATAGCGGAGACTCTGACTTAATCTTACGAGCGCAAGAAGCTTTAAATTCTGCACAACAGGATACTACTCGTTTTGCTGACTATAAAAAAGAACTAGATTCTTATACAGTACAACAAGAACAAGCGCAACCACAAGCTGTTCAACCAGCACCTGCTTATCAAGGATATGATGAAAAGGCCGTTATATGGGCGCATAAAAATGAATGGTTTAACTCAGACCAAGTTATGACAGCTGCTGCTCTTGCAATTGATGCGCAGCTAAAAGAAGAAGGATATAACCCTTCTGAAGATGAATTTTATATGGAAGTAGATAAGCGTATTGCTAATACATTTCCACATAAATTTGGTGGCAATAATACTACCAACCCCGTACCGCAGGAAACGTCACAACCTGCTCAAGTGGTCGCTGGAGCTTCACGCACTCCATCAACCTCATCAAGTAAGAAAGTAAAACTCACACAAGAGGATGTACGTCTTGCTAATAAGTGGGGTATATCACTTGAACAGTATGCAGCCGAGAAACTCAAAGTTGAAAATTCTGATGGCGAATATACTACAATTAACCGATAGCGTGGAGGAAACCCGATGACAAGTAAAAACACACGAGAAACACAGAGTCGTGAACTGGAAACCAGAGAACAAGAAACATACGAATATCGTGAACCTAATCTTTTAGATATTCCTGATTCTGTAAACAATAGATTTACAAATGACGGAATGACACTTCGTTGGATACGTATAACCCTAAAAGGACAGGATGACTATACAAATGTAGGTAAGCGACTAGCTGAAGGCTGGGAGTTTGTTAATCTGGATGAAGTTCCTGAAATGGCACATACTTCAATGGTGAAGGATGATGGTCGTTACAAAGGTACAATATGTCGAGGAGATTTAGCTCTTGTCAAAATGCCGAAAGGTAAAGCTATGGCTCGACAAAAACACTTTGAAAATGCATCTGCGGAGATGGTACATGCTGTTAATTCACAGCTTGAGAATGCTGGTGACCGCCGTATGCCTATTTCAAACTCAAGTAAAACAAATGTAACTAAAGGCCGTTCTCCACAATTTGATTAAAAAGGAAAGCGAAGTTTAGTTACAGAAACTTAGACACTGAAGGAGAAAATATATGTCTACTACTAAAGTCACTGGACTTCAGCCTTCTCGTGTTCGTGGTGCTGCACCAAACAGTAACGGCCTGAATGAATATCCTATTGCTTCAGGTGCTACAGCAATGTATACAGGTACGCCTGTACGTATTGCCTCTGGTACACTTACACCGTGTGTAACCTCAACCGAAGTGCCTGTAGGTACTTTCCAAGGTTGTCGTTATGTCGAAGACGGGGAACAAAAATTTAAACCTTATTATTCTGGCGTGTCTGCTACAGATATCGTTGGTCTAGTAAATGATAACCCTGGACAAACTTACATCATTTCTTCAAACGCTACTGTTGCCGCTGGCATTGTAGGAAGAAATGTAGAAGTTAGCTCAATTGCTGGTGGTTCTACCTTTACTGGTAAATCAACCATTGTTGCTAAAACAACTGCTGGTACAACTGGTAAAACTACAAATGGTTTGCTACGTATCATCAATATTGTTGATGAGCCTAATAACGCTGCTGGGGATGCATTCACTAAATTGGAAGTCGCATTTAACTATGATGCTACCGATTATCAGAATGTTGTAACTTCAGCCGTAGTAACTACAACTAACTAAGGGAGATAAATAATAATGGCTATTAATCGTGCAAGTATTGCAAAAGAGCTTCTCCCTGGTCTTAACGCCGTGTTCGGCCTTGAGTATGGGGAAGTCTCTGATGAACACGCTCCACTGTTTGAAACTGAAAACAGTGACCGTGCATTTGAAGAAGAGGTTCTCTTCACAGGCTTCGGCACTGCACCTGTAAAAGGTGAAGGTGCTGCTGTTTCTTATGACGATGCTTCTGAAAGCTTTACATCTCGTTACACACACGAGACTATTGCTCTTGGATTCGCTGTCACAGAAGAAGCTATGGAAGATAATCTTTATGACACATTCGCCAAGTTACGTGCCAAAGGTTTGGCTCGTGCTATGGCTAATACAAAACAAGTTAAAGCTGCTGATGTATTTAACAATGGTTTTAACGCAAGCTTTGCTGGTGGTGATGGACAACCGTTCTTCTCCGCTTCGCACCCAACTATCGGTGATGGCAACCAAAGCAACCTGCTTACAGGTGCTGACTTGTCAGAAGCTTCACTGGAAACTGCTCTTATCAGCATTTCCAAAATCAAAGATGACCGTGGTATCTTAATCGGCGCACAAGCCGAAAGCCTCCACATTCCATCTGACTTGGCATTTGTCGCTGACCAAATCTTGAACAGCACAATGTCAACAACAATTGGGGTTAACCCAACAACTGCAGCTAATGGTGCAACAAATGTTAATGACATTAACTCCATTCGTAATCAAGGTCTTATGCCGGGTGGGTTCTTTGTGAACCGCCGTTTCACGGATACTAATGCCTTCTACATCAAAACTGATGTTCCGAATGGTGCTAAAATGTTTGTACGTTCACCACTGCAAACTAAGATGGAACCAGATTTCGATACAGGAAACCTTCGCTTTAAAGCTCGTGAGCGTTATAGCTTTGGCTTCTCTGATTGGAGAGGTTACTTTGGTAATGCTGGTTCTTCCTAAGAACTAGTTTATCTATAAAAACTTAATTAAAGTTTATGGGGAAAGGTCGTTGTATCTTTCCCTTTTTTTGTGTATAATAGGTGTATCTGATTATAACTAGGAGTATTAATATGACAACAAATGTTAGAGTATCTTTTGTGTCTACGTCAGGAGATGCAGTTGATGCGGCAACTGGAAAAGCTGTAAAAGATACAAGAATACGTGCTATTCATGCTACAGGTGTTGGTGACTTTATAATTGCTGGAACATCTACAGACCCTTTTGGTACTGTAACAGGTAATATAATTAAGTTTACAAATACAACAGCAAATGATTTAACAGACCAAAGCTATAGTGATAATGGTATTAGAATGACAGGAACTGTATCTGTTGCTTTACCAGTTAGCGCAGCAACTGTGACTATTTATTATGGCTAATTATACATATCTTGTAAATGATATTATTGAGACTACAGAAAATGATGGCACAGAGTTTGTCAATCATATTCCTAAACTTGTTAATCGTGCAGAAGAGAGACTAACAAAAGCTCTTGATGATTATGGTCTTGTAACTGTGACATCTATTACGCTTTCTGCTGGAACAAATGATTATACATTACCAACAGGAACAAGACTAGTTAAGAATATTAATATTACAAACAATGGCACTAAAATTAATTTACTTCAAAGAACGGATGAATTTATAAATGATTACTGGCCTGTATCAGCAAGCACTGGAACTCCCAAGTACTATGCAAAGAGAACAAATACGCAAGTTCGTTTTGCCCCTACAGCTAGTGCTGATTACAGCGGAGAACTTGTATACATTACTAGGCCAACAACTTTGACTAGCGCAACAGATAGTAATTACTTTAGTGAGTTTTGTTATGACGCTTTGTATGCAGCTTGTATGTCAGAGGCTTTAGGTTTTATGAAAAACTATACAGCTAAACAAGTATATGAACAACAATATCAAAACTCAGTAGGTTTACTGCGTAACCAATCAAGAAGAACACGCCGTGATGATATGCAAACTCCTGCTTCGACAGGTGGCGGCGATAACACAATCGAAGGAGGATTGTAATGGCAGGTAAAACAGAAATAATAAAAGCAATAGCAAGCCTTGGTAAAGCAGCTGCTAATAAACAATTTGGTAAAAAAGCTGTTGACTCTGCAGTTAAGTCTGAAAAAGCTAAAGAGCGTTTTGCAAAAGCTCAACTACGTTCAAAAAAGAAAAAAGATGCAGAAAAAAAAATAAAAGATAAAAAAATACAAAGTAAAGGCGCAGGAGCTACAGGAGTTCGTCGTCGTCAAAAAATGAGAGCAGAAGATAAAGCAAGGGCAGCATATGACAAATTTCAAAAGGCTACTAGTAAAATTAAAAAAACTGAATCTATCGAAGACTTTCTTAAACGTGGTGGAGAAATTAGTGAGCTTCCTCGTTCAATGCAAACATTCTATAGAAAAGAAGTTGAAAAAGAATTAAAAGGTCAAACATCTAAACCTCTTCGTGAACTTCGTCAATCACAAACTGATAGAAAAAAAAGAAGACAAGCTCGTAAACTTACAGAGGGTAAGGAAACTACAGAAGCTTTTGAAAGAAGAATATCACAAGAAGCAAGAGCAGGTGGTGTAGAAGATGTAGGAGCTAGAGGTTCTCAACGTGGTTCACAACGTGACCCTCTTTATGAATATGAGCGTAGTCAAGCTGCTGCGTTTCTTAGAGGTAAAGACTCACCTCAGTCAGAATCAAATATTCAAGATTTAGTAGAAATGTTTACAACCAAAAAGAAGGGCGGTACTTTAGGTCGTGGTATGGGTAAAGCTCTTCGAGGTGGTGGAAAGGTAATAAAATAATGTCAAAGGCTAAAGCTGTAACAAAAGGAATAAGAACTCTTCTTCAAAAACAAGGCAAACAAAAGAAACCAATAATAGATGATAGAGGAAAACC